ATCATAGTATTTATCCATTGTCAAACGTATTGGCGTAATATTGCCAATGTGGTGGCAGTATCGGTATGAAGTATACCAACACCACCCTCTTTACGCCATTGGTCAATGTTAACGGATGTATCATCAATCAATAGTACATTTGAGTTAGAATAATCTTTTTTAAATCTTTTACCTGGTACTAAATTTACAGGAAATGTAATTTTATGTTTATTCAACCATTCCAATTTCTGTTTTCTAATCTCAGCATCACGCTTTTCGGATGATGTTGAAGATAAAATCTCGGTCGGTATAGATAAAGTCTTTAGATACTCAATCAATTCTACTGCATCGGACATTAAATCTAATTTGGCGAATTGTTGGTCATCAATAAATTGTGTAAAAAACTTATCAAACACCTTATAGGTATCGGCTTCACTTGGATAAATCTTGTATAGTTTTTTATACCGAGCATCAAAGTCAGCAATAACTCCATCCATATCCAAATATATCATACTAATTTTAGGCATATTCTTTAATCTTTTCTTTTAAAAACTTTGTAAACTTATCTTTATCGTATTGTATAAATGGTGTGTATTTCTTAATTAATCTATGATACGATGGCCAAACAATATCTTCAGTAATTTGTTTTTCCCATCTTGGCATACAACCAATCGTATCAATCAATATACAGACAGTTTCCAATTTAACCTTATCGTGCATTAACTTGGTGATAATCATTGGCCAACCACCATCAACTGGTTTGAAGTAATCATCCATAGACCAGAACTCCGCACCATCAACGCCATCGAACAGTCCTATTGTATCATTTTCCGTAGTATAAGTCAAGCTCTGTTGAGTTTTCTGCCACTTGGCATATATTTCTTCACCATTAGGTCCAACCATTTCACCTACCCATTCACCATTACCACTTATCATATTTGCCACATAGTAATTCTTTAATTCTTCCAAAGAATATTTTCGGCTAAGTTTATAGAAATAGTATTTGTCTTTACGAATGGTAAATGATTGTTTAGATACATTGGTTTTACCGTGGTACTTAAAGTAATCATAGCTATCGGAAGTAAAATGTAACTTTAAAGCATTCCACAAGGCGTATGCTGCAAAGCCTGTATTCTCGGTCATATCGGTAGTTTTGAACTCTTTTTCAATAGATTTAATTCTTGTGCTTCTTCACGAATCTTTGCCTTGAGCGCAGAAGATATCATTGTGGCAGCCACTTCAATTTCTAGTCCAGTTTCTTTGCAATGGTGACAGATGGCATCCATTAATGTTAGATGCTCATCTGTTGCCAGTTTTTCTACCATCATACTAAATTCTTTAATCTCATCACGACTTGGCATATTAAATCTTACTATAAAATATATGATTTCCTATTTGTTTAACTACCTTAGTTTTATTCCAACCAGGATTTATATAAACTGCATGGAAAAATAGTGCATTTGATTCTGCTATTATATCATGTAATACTGGTTGTGTCAAGGCACGTTTGGCAATCAATTGAGATTCTTCCCATGTGTACTTATTCTTTGATACCAATTCTTTAGCCATACAAGTCCATGAAAATTGGCAAATGGTTCTTAAATTTTGGTCTACTGTCTTTTGGTAAACAACAGAACAAATATCAGCTGGAAACTTTCCAGATTTAACACGGTTCATTGTGACCTGTGCTACTGCCAGTTTACCTTCATAAGATTCACTACCTGCTTCATAGTAGATATTTTTGGCGAGGCATTCTACCTGCTTATTATAACTTTCAGAAATTTCTTTCTTAGTTATCTCATTAGATAATGTTGGTGTAACGTAAGCAACAACCAACAGACTTAATGTAACCGCTATAGTTTTTTTGATACTTAACATCTTTCTTCCTTTTTGATGTTCGTGCCAAGCCACGGCACGATTTCTCCAATTACGAATTCGTTTTCTTTGTTATTTTTACTTCAGGTTGTGGAGGAGTTTGCGAAACGAATAGATTAAGTGATTCTGCTTTCTTAACTATATCTGCTTCTGTGGGAAATGGTGGCAGCTCTGGGATATCAGGCGATTCACGGCCAGCAATTTTTGCTGCTTCTACCTGTGTTTGCCATTGTTCTAATTTAGCAGTTCTTAAATAAGAATACTCATCAGAAACTAGGCCTTGTGCCATTTTTAATAATTCTAATCGAATTTCATACGGTGTCATACTCATGTTTTACTCCTGTGTGTGTTTATGTGTATTACCAGCGGTTTGTGTGTTGCTGGTATTTTATTTATCCAAATTAAGTCCGACCCACCACCTATTTTAACGAAATAGGAAACTATTATTACTTCTGGTCCTTATAATATTTTATTGCTTTCACTAAACCAGGAATATGGTCTTGTGTCTGTTGTTTGAATATCAATGGTTGTTCATCTTCAACTGCCATGATAATAACTAAGTTATTTATAGGTGTGCCAATCATTTCTTCATACATCAAAGCGTATGCTGCCGTTTGCCAATAATAATCTTCAATGTCTGCACTTGATTTAATCTTCTTGGATGTTTTGAAATCAATTACAGATAACTCACCATCAAACTCACCAATACAATCTACACGACCTGCCATCTCCAATTGTTTAGACCACAAGGCACACTCTTGGTAATGAATATTGTTGATTCGATTCAATAATGGTTTAAGTGTTCTAAACATCTCAACAGCATCAGGCATAATATCACCTAGTGTTTCATTATTTAAATATCGTTCACATAATGTATGTACATTGGTACCACGACTAGTTGCCTTCTTAGATACACGATTGGCTTCTTCTTCACCAACTCTTTTACGCCACTTCATAATGGCTTCTTTCTTCTGAGCACCAAGAACTGTGGTGACAGAAGGTAATTTGGTACCATCTTCTAGTGTGTAGTAACGCTTACCATCGGGAAAGGTTTCAGATTTTAAGTCAGCGAGGACTTTGGGTGGACAAAAATTGAACATTATGTATAGTGTGAGCTTTTATATGTTATTAGGATATTTTCTTTTTCTTTTTGTTGTTTCACATACTCTATCAGTTCTTGCTTTACTCTGTCCTTGTTCTGATATTCGTAATATAGCCGCTGTTGCTTGGACATTCCTCTTTTTTTGCTCATTGTAATCCCTATTGTTATTGTTATCGGATAGGTTTTGAGCTTTTACTACGGGGGCAATTTTGTTATCAAATTTGACTCCTTTGTAGATGAGTAAAACGGGAAGATTATTGATTACCATTCCCTTGGTCTTTTAGTTTTATGACCTGACATGGTATTACCGGGAATTGTGGCTTTCATTCGTTCAATCACACCATGTTCAAACGCAGCATGAGGTTGACCGATACCCGGAACTGACATACGACCACCATCAGACATGATGGGTAGATTCTCCGCTGAGTGGTAACGTTCTAGGTGAGGGTTACTGGTGATGAATTCATCCAGTACCGTATAGGACATACGGTGTTCTTCTACTTCATTAGTGTTTTTATTTAAGAAATCATATGTTGGCATTATGCGGCTTTCTTCACAATCATCTCTGTTAACCAGTTTGGTCGTTCTCTACTATTTATCTTACCTTTCCATGACCACAGGTGTTGTTTCTCATTAAAATAGTAGTCATGATATGACTGTAACGAATTACCTGGAACTTTACAATAATCTGGCATGGCAGGTGTAGGACCAGTAAATGGTTTATTTGGAATATTGGTAGGCAATGATCCAAGGTCAGGTATTAATCGAGCACAAGCATGAGTTTTGCCGTAACGATAGGTAAATTCTTTTAGTAGTTCGCACCACATATTGTATAACCATAGATAGTTCTTATCAGATTGGCGCAACCATATGGCGGATGGGTGGTTCATCATTGTAGGCTTCATGAGGCGTTCTTCACGACCATCAGGTAGTCGCCATGCCTTGATTGAACGGTTATTGGCAGAGAGTCTACGATATTCTTCACCGTCAAGTACACGATGTGTAGTGCAAAGTAACTGAGCGTACTCAATTACCATCTTGCAAACGTGTTTGTCGAGGTGCATTTCAGCACAAATTTTAGGATCATTATCTAGATAAAATATATTCATAACATTCTAATTAAGCCAAGAGTATCAATACTAACAAGTAAAAAGTAATTAGCAACCATCCCAAAAGATTTGCGAGTGTAAGCAGCCCACAAATACAAAGCACAACCAAGAATCCAGATTGGATATAATATGAGTAACGGTGGGTTAGGTACGGTGAGAGCCATTGTGACAGAGCAACCAATAGAGATTGCCCACGCCAATAACTCCACAATAAAGCGGAGTTTATTTGATTTCCAATCATCACGAATCCAGTCAAAAACATTATAAAATAAATCGTTCATCATCACTCATCATAAAGAATTAAAAGGCTGTCTTGCCTCTAAATCTAATTCACCATCTTTTGATAAATCAAAATTGTTTTTTTCAAAAGAAGAATCTTCGTGTTTATAAATTGTCAATTGACCATCGAAATAAAATCCACAACCTCTTAAAAAAGTTTCAAATTCATCAACAACACTATTTAAGTGGTCAGCATTGAATTCAAATGTTTTTTTGGTGACGATTGCATCAGCAAATGGCATTGGTTCATCTTCACAGATAAATGTAAACTTACTCATAGTTTAGGAATATCTAACTCAACTGGTTTATTTGATTTGTTTTTTGGTGGGAATCGTTTAGCAATATCTTCTGCTGAAACAGGTTGAAGTGCAAATTGACGGAACTGTTCGTAAGAATCTTTTACTTTATAAGATGTTTTACCACCAGGTGAGGATTGGTCAGCAAAGAACAATATGCAACCACCTGCAGTCAAAGGAGCAATCTCAAGCACCTCATCTAAATTAATAATAACATCACAATCTTTTTCTACTGATTGAACTTCAACAAATAAACCCATCACGCTTCTCCTTGATTAGACTTGGTACTTAATTTGGCCAACTTGGCACGTTTTTCTGATACTTCTGCTTCAATCATCATTTTCTTCCAATGTCCACGCTTATCGCCTGACAAAGAAGATAAAATTCTTTTTGTTTCTTTACTTAAATTAAAATCTTTATTTGTTCTCACTTGAATCCTTTATCACAATCATTAACACGAATTAAATATACTGCATTGTTGGCAGGTCGTACAAAGTAACATTGACCTTTAATATCCCACACTAAATGGTTTTGAATACCACCTTCATATTCTTTCAATGGTGGATTTTCCATAACCAAGGCAACACCAGCAAGTATAAATGTACCAATGATGAAGGCCATAAAATAACCAGCAACATTAATTGATTTAATTTTATCCAATAAATTTTTGAACATCAATAATTCCTTTATTAATTAAGTATCCTAGGCTAACACAGAATGTTGCCAATGTCAATAGAAAAATGGTAAACTTTTTTGATGTTGCACGGAAATGTTCCACTTCCAACTCAAGCATATCACTTTGTGCTTCCAACATATAATTGGTAGAATCACCCATCATCTTAATTGTTTCCTTATTCAACTCCAAAGATTTCTTAGCCTGCCAAAGATAATAATATGGTATCATAATTTAATCCCAAAGGTTCTGATAATATCTACCAAACAATCTAAAACCATTTGCCTTTCTTTTTTGGTGTGCCTCTAAACCTTCATGGTCTACTTTAAGTTTCTTCATGCTCTCATTAAAATCTTTAATACCACGACTTTCTGAATGATCAAAGAATTGATCTTCATCATCATCTTTGATTTCTTGTTCAAATGCCCAAATCATTTCA